AAAGCCAAAGCAGTGGGCTTCGTAGCGCAAAATCTTATACAAAAAGCCAGAGGCGGCGATCTTGGCGCACAGATATTTTACCTAAAAACACAAGCGGGTTGGAAAGAAACGCAAAAGGTAGAAGGCGCAGGCACCGAAGGCGAACATATTATTGCATACAAGTGGATGGATGATGACGACGAGGACGATTAGATATAAGCCTCGCAAACTTCTAAAGCCTTTTCATAAGCGCAGTGAACGCTATGCGATCATTGTAGCACATAGACGCTTCGGCAAAACCGTTGCTGCTATAAACGATCTAATCAGGGACGCACTAACAATACCGCGCAAGAATGTTCGTGTGGCTTACATTGCACCATACTACCGACAAGCCAAAGCTATCGCCTGGGACTACTTGCTAGAATACACCAAAGACATTGAGGGCAGCGTAGCAAACGCAAGCGAACTGCGCGTGGACTTTCCCAACGGTGCGCGGATACGTTTGTTTGGTGCTGATAACTATGATGCAATGCGCGGATTATACTTTGATTCTGTCGTGGCTGATGAACCCGCAGATTTTCCTGCAAATGCTTGGCCTACCGTAATCCGTCCAGCTTTGGCAGATCGCAAGGGACGTGCGACATTTATAGGAACACCCAAGGGCAAAAACGAGTTTTGGGAAATATGGCATGAAGCACAAGACGATCCAAACTGGTATGCAGAAATGTTCCGCGCTTCTGAAACATCAATACTGGATCAAGAAGAACTTGACGAAGCCCGACAGACAATGGGGGATGACCGCTACGACCAAGAATTTGAGTGTAGTTTTGAAGCGGCAATCCAAGGGGCTTACTACGCAAAAGAAATGAAAGCGGCTGGCGAGGACGGTAGAATATGCGCTGTGCCTTATGATCGCGCTGCATCTGTTATCACGGCATTTGATTTAGGAATAGGCGACAGCACTGCAATCTGGTTTGCACAGTTCGTGGGCCGTGAGGTTAGGATAATAGACTATTACGAAAACAGCGGAGTAGGATTAGATCACTATGCAAAAGTTCTCTTGGACAAAGAATATCAATACGAGCAACACATTCTGCCGCATGATGTCCAAGTCAAGGAACTGGGAACAGGGAAAAGCAGGCTTGAAACGCTTGACGCGCTGGGCATACGGAACATTGAGATTGCGCCGAAACTAGCGGTAGAGGACGGCATACAGGCAGCGCGTAGCATGATCCCACGCTGTTGGTTTGATGAAAGCAAATGCACTAGGGGTATTGAGGCACTTAGACAATACCGCAGGGACTACGACGAAAGGCTGAAAACCTGGCGGGGTAGACCATTGCATGATTGGACTTCTCACGGTGCTGATGCGTTCCGATATTTAGCTGTTGGTTATAAGCCTGCGGCTGATTGGGGCGAGCCTATTAGAAGGAATTTGCGCGGGATTGCGTAATATGCTAAAGTCGCCCTAACAATAGGGCGTTTCATGGCTAGAAAAACCACTACAAAGAAAAAAGGTGCTGACGGCAAGGCTTGCTGGAAGGGCTATCGTTACGCTGGAACTAAGGGCGGCAAGGATCGCTGCGTCAAAGTCAAGAAAAGGAAAAAGTAATGCAATGTCCAAACACTGGTAGTGCTTGTCCAAACCCATCTATGTGCAAGAACGGCTGCATCTACGATAAACTAAAAGGTAAAAAGTAATGGCTTGCGGATATAAGAAAAAAGGTCGCAAAGGCGGGAAAAAGAAATAATGGCTGACAATTACGATGATCGTCCACAATACATCAGTTTCATGGATATGATTGACGGTGGCGGTGCTGGGCGCAGCGGTGATCGCTTTGAGGGCGGTGGACTTCTAAGCCTCTTAGCAAACGAGTTATTTAGACCCGCAGGCTATGAAGATCGCTTACGCCAACGCAAGAATGATACTGGACGCGCTGTTACAACAGTAGTTGATGAATTGATGCGTGAACGTGCTGCCATGAAGGAAATGGATCGTCAGCGTGGTTTGCAGCAAGATCGCTTTGATCCTCGCGGCCCTAACCAAATGTCACCAATGACATCACCTACGGCTGCACCTTCTGATTACCCAGATATGTCTATGCCATCTATACCAGGCTACACTGCTTTGACAGCACCCAGTGCTCCAGAAGTAAATGCATCAATTTATAATTCTCGCGATCAATTTGATTTGCGTAAAGGTGCGTTAATACAAAATTATTTATATTATCGCGATGAAGCACCCAATGGTTTGCAAAAGTTTCTAGATAAGGTTTTAGAATTATATGGAATAGATGGTTTGCGCGAACTACAGGCAAGTGTCACGCCTGATATGTCTTATCGGGGCAGTCAGATTGTCCCAACCATGAGCCAGCCCAGTGTTCCAGAAGTGGCGCGAATGGCATCAACTGACCCACGCTTCTCGCCAACTTTTGCACAAGATTATGGTGACTATTTGGAATATATGAACACAGGGCGGTATCCTCGTGGCTAAAGACCCTCGCCTAACTAAAATTGGTGCTTCTAGGTTTAACCAGTGTGTAAGAACACCAGGACACGCTAGTAAATCCCACGCAGTTGTGGCAAAAGAGGGTAACAAGACTAAGCTAATACGGTTTGGTCAAAAAGGTGTAAGTGGTTCGCCACCTCGCAAAGGCGAGAGTGAAGCCAACAAAAAGCGCAGAGCATCGTTTAAGGCAAGACACGCCAAGAATATTGCAAAGGGTAAAATGAGCGCAGCATATTGGGCTGATCGCTGTAAATGGTGAACTAAATGGCTATTACGACCTATTCAGAGCTAAAAACATCCGTTGCTAACTGGCTAAACAGGGATGACTTAACATCTGTTATTCCTGACTTCATTAGCTTGGCAGAGGCTGATATGGAGCGCAAAGTACGCCATTGGCGCATGGAACAACGCTCTACAGCATCATTAGACGCTAGATATACGCAGTTGCCACAAGGCTTTATGGAAGCTGTGCGTTTTCACTTAGACGTTGATGAGCGTCCAATAGAGTTATTAACTCCCTTGGCATTGCAGCAACGCAGGCAAGGCAATGCAGATACCCAAGGCAAACCTCAGTATTACGCCATCATCGCAGGCCAGTTAGAAATATGGCCTACGCCAGATGCATCATATACTGGTGAGCTTTATTATTATGCGCGTACAACGCCATTAGACGATAGCAATACCTCAAACTGGATTTTGCAATACTTCCCTGATGCATATCTCTATGGTGCCTTGGTGCATTCCGCGCCTTACCTGGTTGATGACCAACGCACTGCAACATGGGCTGCGTTGTATCAAAGTGCAATTGATGGTATAAATAGCAACAACGAAAAAGCTAAATTTGGTGGTTCAGGCTTGCGTATGCAAGTAAACACATTCTAGGAGACTAACATGGCAACCATATCAGATTATGTGCTAGACGCTGCGCTGACCAAGCTGGACACCGAAGCGGATCGCATTGACATCACCTCACAAGAAGCAACGACATATGCGGAAGCGACAAGCACATATACGCTTGGCAATTCTACATCACTGGCGTTTGGCGCACCACAAGATGGCGACACATCAGGGCGCAAGGTAACAGCGGCTGCGATTACGGATGGCGTTGTGTCAGGATCAGGCAGCGCAACGCACTTTGCGATTGTTGACGTATCTGCGTCACGCCTGCTTGCGACAGGTTCGCTGACAACACCTCAAAGCGTTACATCTGGCAACTCATTTACGATTGCTGCGTTTGACGTAGAAATCCCTGACCCAGCATAAGGTGAAGCATGGTTAAGCTAGTCAACAGGGCCAAGATGACAACCAGCACAACTGGTACTGGCACAATTACTCTGGCGGCTGCTGATACTGGCTACCAGACCTTTGCGGCTGCTGGTGTGACGGATGGCGAGATTGTGCGCTACGTCATTGAGGACGGTGATAACTGGGAAATCGGAAGCGGCACTTATACTGCCTCTGGCACAACACTTTCACGCACTGTGAGCGAAAGCAATAACTCAGGCTCCGCTATTACGTTAAGCGGATCGGCAAAGGTGTTTATCTCTGCAACGTCTGAGGACTTAGCCTTAGATGAAGATTATGGACTAATAACTGGCACAGTTGGGTCGGTGGATGATTACGGAGCGTTGGCATAATGGCAAAGCAAGTACAATTTAGACGCGGCACAACTTCTCAGCATAGCACCTTCACGGGCGCGGTTGGCGAAATCACGGTTGATACGGATAAAGATACAGTCGTTGTCCACGATGGCTCAACGGCTGGTGGTGTTCCGCTTGCAAAGTCTAGCGAATTATCAGCTAAAGTTGAGAGCTTAGCCGATCTTGGCGTTACTGCATCGGCGGCAGACCTAAACACAACTGATGTCACAACCCTTGGCACCGTAGAAGCGTCCAAGGTTGTCACTGCGGATGCGAATGGCGATGTTAAGTTCCTTGATGGTGAGAAAATCAGGATAGGGACTGGGTCTGACCTACAGATTTACCACGATGGGTCTAACAGTTATATTTTTGAAGGCGGGGATCAAACAGGCGATTTATTCATTTCCGCAAGCAACATAAAGCTAACTAATGCGGCTGGTGAGTTTTACTTATATGGTCGTAATAATGACAGTGTTGAGTTATATTTTGATAACACGAAACGCTTTGAAACAACCTCAGTAGGCGCAGACGTGATAGGCGAACTAATTGCCGACAGCTACAACGAAACCTACGCAGCGGTTACATCATCCTCTAACGCCACCACGGTCAACTGTGAGGCAGGTAACGCATTCAGCCACACACTGACAGAGAACACCACGTTCACGTTCTCTAACCCCCCTGCCAGCGGCACTGCGTATAGCTTCAGCATTGAGATTATTCAGGATGCATCTGCGTCTGGGTATACGGTTACTTGGCCTGCGTCTGTTGATTGGCCTGCGGCAACTGCACCTACGCTTACAGCTACTGCAAGTGCAAAGGATGTCTTCATCTTCACAACGCGGGATGGCGGGTCAAACTGGTATGGATTTACTGCTGGACAAGCATTGGGGTAAACAATGGCGACTAAGAAAAAGTTACTTCAGGCAGCGGCAGGCACGGCAGCGGCATCAGGTGGTGCGGGTGGTCTTAACGTAGAAGATGTGTTCTCCACCTATCTCTATGAAGGGAACGGAAGTTCTCAGGTTATTGAGAATGGGATTAACCTTGGGCAGTCTTTCGGTAGTGGCAGTATAAGCGTACCTCGTGGCGAAGATAATAACGTGACAACCTCAACAAATTCTGACTTTGCTTATGGAACAGGTGATTTTACTTGGGAAGCGTGGATAATGCCTCAAGTAGATGACGGTACTTTAAACAATACAAATAGATATATTTTTGATCACGGTTCTGGCAATTTAGGCAGCATGAGTTATTACAATGGGGTTTTAAGATATTACAACTCAACAACGAATCCGCAAGATAGTTCTCAAGCATTAACAAACTATACATGGGCGCACATTGCGGCCTGCCGTAGTTCTGGCACGACAAAAGTTTTCTATAATGGTACGCAGATTTTAAGTTTCTCTGACAGTCACAATTTTACGGCAACATCATTTGTCATCGGTGACTATGGAGGCAGTGGGGGAACTTATTCATTTGGCGGTCTGTATAGTGATGTTCGTATTTCAAAAACGGCCAGATATACATCTAATTTTACAGTGCCAAGTTCTAGTTTTAGCTCGGACAGCAACACGGTTTTACTTACTGGACAAGGTTCAACTATAGTTGATAACAGCTCAAATGCGCTAACACTTACTGCAAATGGCGATGCTGTCGGTAAGTCTTTTGGATATTATGACGCAGCCGAAGCTGGCGAAGGTGGTTTGGTTTGGATTAAGAATAGGGATGATACTGGTTCAAACCATGTTCTTTTTGACACTGAGCGGCCTTTAATATCTGGGGATATTGCAAAAATATACTCAAATCTTACAAACGGTCAGGATGCAAATGCCGATGATTTTGAAGCATTTAACGCAAATGGGTTTTCTCTAAATGGTACTTATAACGTAAACAGTTCTTCTTACGACTACGCCTCTTGGACATTCCGCAAAGCCCCTAAGTTCTTTGATGTGGTTAAGGTTGTCGGGGACGGAACTGGCACTAGAACAATAAACCATAATTTAAATGGAACTGTTGGTACAATTATTATCAAGAAAACAAGTGGCACAGGAAACTGGGTTATTTCACATAGAACACAAAATAACTTTGTTGGCTGGGGTAAGTTAAATACAACTGATGCTTTTTCTTCAACAGGCTCTCAGATCAGCAATGTGACCGATACATCATTTGATATTGGTTCTTTCTACAACGGCACTGGTGTAGAATGGATCATTTATGTATTCGCCCACAATGACGGTGACGGTGAGTTCGGCCCTGATGGTGACCAAGATGTGATAAAAGCTGGTGCGTTTACCAAAACAGACACAGGCGGCACCAATTTTATAGAGGTCAATCTTGGTTTTGAGGTTCAATGGCTTCTTGTTAAAGCAACAAGCGAAAGCGGAAATTGGGAGATTTGGGATGTACAAAGAGGTTTATCTTATAACGGTGCTAAACTTTTAAATGCTAATTCAAGTAGCGCAGAAAGTAGCTACCCAACAGTAATTCGTCCAACACCTAATGGTTTTGAATACAGCGATAACAATGCAACATCCTACATCTACATCGCCATACGCCGTGGCCCTATGGCTGTGCCGACTGATGCGACTGATGTGTTTGATGTGGAATACTCCAGTCAAAACAGTGATGGATATTATGCAAATCTTGGGGCTGTCACTGATACTTGGCTTTATAAAGACAAAAGCACATCTTCAAACTGGCTTATGCGGTCAAGGTTAACTGGTGCAAATTACTTAAACACTAACTTAACAAATGCTGAAACATCTCAGTCTGTTAGCTTTTGGGATAATATGAATGGTGTTGGCCCCACAGGTTCTACAGCATCTACAAATACAAATCGTTATAGTTGGGTATGGAAACGTGCCCCCAACTACTTTGATGTCGTTGCTTACACGGGGAACGGAACAGCAGGGCGTACTGTAAGCCATAACCTTGGTGTTGCACCTGAGATGATGTGGGTTAAGAGTAGAACTGGATCAACAGGTAGATGGGCAGTATATCATAAAGACTTAGGGAATACTGACTATCTTTTCTTAAATGAAGCAGATGCTGCGGGAACTTTTAACGCTTGGAATGACACAACCCCAACTGACAGTGTTTTTTCATTAAGTTCGTGGTCTACAGTAAATGACGCCAGTAGAACCTACATAGCCTACCTATTCGCAAGCCTAGATGGTGTGTCTAAGGTGGG